ACCTGTGGGCCACGGGCTCATCAAGTCAGGGGTTCATATTCACTGGCCGGATCTCAGTGTGACGCGGACCCAAGCTCTCAATTTAAGAACAAAAATAATTATTCAACTTTCAGAGTATCATCAATTTGATTGGGACTCAATCATTGACGCGTCGGTCTATGGGGGTTCGGGCCTGCGAATGTTGTGGTCCCACAAAAAGCCAACGGGTGATCCGTATGTTCCTTGGCGCGAGCTCGCGAGTGGTTGTGAATATTCAAAGGAACCTAATGTGGACACTTTGGCACTTTTCGCAGTGAGGACCGAAGAAGAGCCTAAAACTGCAGAACTTCTCGAAAATCATGGGCCTCTCGAAACGTTTATACGCAAAAGCATCGAGGGTCAGGAGCGGATGCACATCAAGAAGGTCCAGAGGCACTCGCACGATGGATGGTTTGTCCAGTCTGACTCTAAATTTTGTTCTAAAATTAAGAGAGATCATCAATCAAATCATATATGGTTTTCTATACGATCAGGGCGGGTGTCTCAGAGGTGTTTTGATTCGGAATGCCGTGAGTTTCAAGGGCCCGAACATATTCTTCCTCCATCAATAGTAGAACAGCTCAATGATGTTGTTATTGTTGGTAGTCCTGTTGGTAATTTTCTTGCTGACTTTTTTCCGGATGGGGCCCCGTCTTCGCTTCAAAAAGTTCGAACGCGCTGTCCATCCGTACTCGGGTCTGGACCCAGAGAGCTGGAAGAGATTTTTAGTAAACCTTCATTCATTCGAAAAGTTGGCTTCCAGTGATCTAGATGATGCAGCAACGGCCCTATATTCAGCGTGTGAAAACATAAGAGATTTGGCGCTCGGTATAAGACGCGCGGATGATGCCCATCATCAAGAGGATCTCGATGCCATAGCAAATGAGTTGGGATACGAAGGAGAGTTTATTATAAACAAAAATGCAATAGACCAAGGATTGCATTTCTTTCCAAAGTACTTAAACGAATCACTCATTGACTACCCAGAAAATGAGCCAGCATTCACCCCCACCACCGTCAAATCCCACGGACAGTGAGCCTGTACGCACGCGTTCAGGACGCGTCACCAAGCCGCCCGTGCGCTACGAGCCCGTTGAGCAGGTCGAGGACGATTACGCACCCGAGGATTACGACTCGGACGAGTCTGATGTCGAATCTGGTGTGTCTTATGATGAATCCGAAATTGAAGAAGAAGGAGATGATGATTTGGATGGATTTGTAGTATCAGATAAAAGCGAGAGTGATGATGATGACAGCGATGGAGAACCTCCCGTTCCTGCAGCAAAACCAAAACGAGCCGTTGTCAAGAAGCGAGCCGCTTGAGTGGCGTGAGGCGCCGCCTCAGAGCCGTTTTGTAGCGAAAAATACGGAAAAGACTGACGTTTTCGAGTCCCTCAAGAACGTCAATCCTGTAGCTTTGATTCTGATTGGTATTGTAATTGGTACTCTTATCGTAAGTATGCGTCCTATCGTTGTTCAGTCGGCCAAGTCGGCTTAATTATTGTACAAAATACAGGGGAGCTTTCCCCGATTTAGAATCAGATCCCGTAAAGTCTCCAATGGGCCCCGTGCGCTGAGCACGGACGTCTTCTTGAAGAAATCCAAGCCAAGGATTCTCACGGGTGTTATCAGCGGGTTCCATGTCGCGGAATATCTCATACTGACTGTCATAGGCAGGCGCAGGCTGAGATATTTTGGTAGTTAGTTTTGATCTTTTATATGCCCAATAAATGAGTCCTGCTACAATGGCAAGGGACAATAGTTTGAATATCATTCTAATTTTACTTTAGAATTTAAGCGTCGTCGGGCTTGGCGTCCTCCTCGGGCACGTCCTCGACGACCGTCTGGAGCTCACCAGCCTTCTTGCGCCGATCGACCTCATCAGCCACGCGCTGATCAGCCATCTTCACAATCTCCTGTAGAGACGCGTCTGGAAACTCCTTCTTCAGATCCTCGATGAAATCCGATGGATGAGGAATTGGTGGAGCGTCCGGCTTGGTGTAAAACTTGGAGTTCTCGTCGGCTGGATCGATGTAAGGGAACTCTCCCTCGACGGGCTTGGCGATCATGTCGCGCTTGCGCTTCTCGAACATGGCAGCCGCCGCCGACTGATTCTCGCGGTACTTGGACATAATCTCCTCCAGCTTCTCGTTCTGATAGTGAACATTCTCAATCTGATCGCGCTGAGGAGGAATCAGCAGCCACTTGTACATGTCGACGACGTAAATATCCACGAGGGCGTCCTCCTTCTGGAGACGCTTGGCGTGGCTCGCAGCCTCGTCACGAGTCGAGAAGCAGCCGCGAATCTTCATACCGAGCTGCTCATTCTTTTGGGGCAGATCTGGGCCCACGAAGGAGATGCATGCAAAAAGCTGTCCTGGAACCGTCAGGTAGTCTTGCTCGAGAGAACCCATTTAAAAGATACAGGAGCTTATTTTTTATCTATAAAAACGAACCCTATGGAATCTCTTCGCAAACTTCACAACAATTGCAAGCGAGATCTCATCACCAAGTGGGTCAAGCCAAATTCGTACGTTCTCGACTGTGGTTGCGGACGTGGAGGCGACTTGTGGAAATGGAAGGCGGTCCATGCGCGAGTCGCCGCGATCGACCCTGATGAAGAATCTCTACTCGAGGCTGAAAACCGCTCACTAGGCATTGGAGTTAATGTGTGTTTCTTGGGTCGAGGTGATATCCGACAGGCGGCCTTCGCAGGTCCGTTCGACGTGGTTTGTTACAACTTTGCCATTCACTACATAGTGGACGCGTGGGAGCTTTCCATCAAAGCCCTGAGCCTTTCCGTGAAGACCGGTGGGCTCTTGCTGGGAATCACACCAGACAAGGGGAGGGCCACTGGCATCTCCGATGAAAATGGTGATTTTATAGATTCACTCGGTAATGAATTTCACATATTCAAGGGCCAGCGGAGGATGATCGTACGGCTCGCAGATGGCCCCTTTTACGCCTCGGGTGGCAAAGAGGAACCCCTTCTGGACCCAGAAGATCTCATCAAGGCGCTGATGGCCCACGGGTTCGAACTTCTCGTATGGGAACCCATGATTCCAACACCCAACGGATATATTTCAGATTTGTACTCAAAATTTGTCTTCCGTAAGATTAGAGAATAATGTGGATCGTGCTCGCATTCTTCATGATTTGGTGTTCAATTTTCGGAATAAATTCAGAACCCCAGATGCTCACTGATCTCAAGGACCGGTATCACAAGGTTCTCGAGTTGCTGAAGAAAACCGGAGATCCCATATGGAAACCAGTTTTGTCCCCTGCAATTCTCACAGGAATATACGGTAAGAAGGATGGCGTCATCGGGTCGAATGTTAATAAAGGGTATGAAATTTACATCTGCCTTGATGGAGGCGATGTAAATTCAGCCATGTATGTGCTGATCCATGAACTGGCTCATATGACCGTTCCGGAATATGATCATTCAACGAAATTTTGGAATAATTTTAAAAAACTAAAGGACTTGTGCGAGGAAAACGGACTTTATATGAAGTCAGGTACCCGAAAGTACTGTGGAGAGACTATCACTGAATAGTCTACGCGCGCTCAGTCAGGAATTTACGAGCAAAATAGAAGGCGACGGCGGCAACAAGCGCCGTCACGATCATGCCCGTTGGCGAGTGATCACCCGACTCGGTCAGGAATTTTGGAATCATCGTGCTGAGGCGCGACTGAACTGGCTTGGAGAACGCCAGAACCGCAGCGACGCCCGCAATCGCTGCATAATACTGCTCCTCCGTGAGACCAAAGGGGGCCTTACCCGAACCCTCTTCGGACTTGCGCGCCGTCTTCTTGTTACCCTGAACTGGCATGGGAGGACCCATGACCTCATCTTGAATCATACCGCTTGGCCCTGGCATAATCTCATCAATCGATGTCGCGAACTCTGCCATTTGTTCTGTATCAACGTTTTTTTCATGGCGGATAAGCCCAGATGGGACGGTACTCTGCTCGGGCTTGGGCTGTCGCGCCAACTCTTCTTCGACCGTCTGAATCGGCGTCACCAATGAACTAATATTAGGATCATATGTCTCCATTTACGTTTAATAATGAAAAGAACCTACGTGATAAAACGAGTCTACGAGCCCTTCTTTTTCACAACTAAAGTCGCGCCCCTGCGCTTCATTTCAGTTGGCTGCTGCTGAGTCGATGCGTGACGGGGATTGTAATGGGCTTGATGGTACTGCCAAAATGCTGGCCCCCCTACACGGAACCCTCGGCGAATAGGCGCCTTGTACCAAAACACACAGTCGGTTATACTATTGCTCTTGGACGTGTTATCGAGCACGAGGCACTCGTAGTTCTCAGTGCAAGCATCCATAACTTGCGAGAACTGGTCATATGTGGGGAAAACTCCGAAAAAAGCCTTGTAAAGGTTTTCACGGTTCTGACGCACGTTATCACGCAACACAAACACATAATCAACATTTGTACGAATCATGGGCGTCATATCCATACAGTACTGGGTCGTCATCATAAAGAAGATCTTCCAGTGGCGGCCGTTCATGAACAGTTGGCGGATGCACGAATCGCGCATGAACGCCCTGTCGTACATACAGTCGTCCATGAGCACAAACACGGGTGTGCATCGCCCGAGCTGTCTGAGCTTCTTCTGACGTTCTATCAGTTTATCAAGAGCTTCACGGTTATAGTCTCCAAAAACGAACAGGTCCGGAATGAACTGTCTAAAGTGCCCATTGCCATCTTCCGTTCCCGACATGGCGATTCCAGCGGGCAAATGCTTCTTGTGCCACAGAATGTCCGTAACCAGAGTCGATTTTCCAGTACCACGCTTACCTATGAAAACGCACACCTTGTCGTCACCCATACTGCTCGGGTCAAATTTTTTCAATTGAATACTCATCCTGTAATTTTGTAATAAAATTGAGAGTCTGCTGGGGCGCGTTGCTTCCGTAAATAAGTTCTTTGAAGTTACTAGAGATGTCCGCTGGTTATATCCAGCTGGCCGCAATTGGACAACAGGATGCGTATCTCACGGGGAGTCCGCAAGTGACTTATTTCATAGGGGTCTACCGTCGACACACGCCATTCGTTCTCGAGGCCTATGACATCCCATTCCAAGATCAACAGGTTCTTTATGGAACTAATAATATTTGTAAAATTCCTCCAAAAGGAGACCTCATCAGAGGTTTGACGCTCAAAATCGGGCTACCGGCTCTCAAAGATCCAGGGACCTTTTACACTTGGCCCGTAAATCCCACCGTTTCAAACGTTGCGCACGTCCTCATAGGACCGACGGGCGGGGGCGCGCCAATTTTCAAATATGATAATTCAGCCGTCGGCTATTATTCCACTCAAAATCAAGGAAGTTGGGCGGGGATCTTCGCCCCCTACATCTATTTGACCAACACAAATCAGTTTCAGTTTTCAAACTGTTCAAACGTAGAGGTCGAACCAAGCTGGTGCCTGTTTTGGGGTCTCGACCCTAAAAACGCGTCAGGATCTCGACCAAATGGGAATTTATACTACAATGTAACAACATCTCGATTTTCCGATTTTACTTTTGAATTGGCGGGATGGGCTCGGAGTACGGGTCTCGCTGACGTGGACACTCGCACTGGAATTTTCATGACCTCAATTCAGACTCTTCCATTTACCGGAACTTCTTACATTAATTTTGCACAGACAAATTTGAACGGAGTTTACTGGAAAAACCAAGACTCGACGTCTGTATATACGGTCACTCCTTCCGGTCGATTAATGTTCTCCAGAACGGGATATTATATGGTTCGTGCGGCATTTAACCCAAGCGCCGGCGCCGTCCAAGCATTTTCGTATGGTTTCGATGGATCTGATGTTGGCGCACCCGTCGCTCCTGAGTTCGCAGCAGTCTTCGACTATCGCGTGTACACCGATTCTTCTATGCCGGCTATACTTCCTCTGCGCGTTGACAGCACTTCGAACTCGTACTATTTCTACGCGACCACGACTGGAACGAGTTTTGGCACGGGATCTTATGTAGCAGTAAATCCCGTCGAAGAAATATACAAACTCAGTGGACCGGTCACATTAGACTCGAAAAACAGTGTGGTTAGACTCTATGGTAATGTAGATTCAAGTTACGTCCAAGGAACTTATTTGACTTTGAATTCAGATTCAACCATGTCATTTATAAACAAAGGTCGGTACAATTTGGATGGGTACGTGCATCTCAATGGAAGCAATATTACGTCGAACGTTTCATTGTGGGAGGGTTCGAACCTCGTGTACCTGTACGACATGACCCTCCATGGGCAAAATCCCACATGGACCTTCGCCATACCCATGTCCATTACAGACTTGGCCCGTAAATATTATATTAAAATTGGAAATAATACCATTGGAGCAAATTTAATTTCAAATTCATTTTTTATTGTACAGCAAACGGGTGTTGACGCCGCCGAGCCCGCCGGTTCCGTCCTCTCGTATCAAGGGGTTCAGTTTCGCCCAAGCACGAGCACATTCACTCCAAATTCCAGAATAAATTTTAACAATTTTAATTCATATGGAAATTCCTCTTGGGTCACGGTGACGTCAACTGGAAACATCGCGTTCACCGCTCAAGCCACATATATGATGACTGCGGTAATTTGCACAGATGATCAAGTCTCGAGCGTCACTTTTGGATCCACGACATATCCGGTCGGGCTTGGGCTCCTACCACCGTACACGGTTTCGATCCCTTATAGTCCCACGAGTTTGAATGCTAATGTCGGAGTCACGTTTCAAACGAATGGCTCGAGTCCCAATATATATTCAAATACATTCATAAGCATTTATCCCGTATCATCAAACCTATCAGTGAGCAACTCTTATAACTATTACGACTCCGTCGGCACTTGGGCTATTAAAACCGCGGAACTCAAGATCGGAGGTCAAAGTATCCAGACCCTAACCGGTGAGTATATAGAACTATGGAATGATCTATATGTTTCATATGAAAATCAAGCTGGATTGACCCTACTCACAGGGAAATACGATACCCAAACACAGGTTTATCCACCAGGGCGCAATTATTACATCAACTTGCCCTTTTATTTTTACGAGAAACCATCCATGTATATTCCAATCGTGGCTCTAGGGCGCCAAGACGTCGAGGTCCACGTGACATTCAGAAGATTCAACGAACTCACCCCCGTCACGACGGTTACAAATGAAACACTCACGGCGACTATCATCACAGAATACGTATACCTATCGACTCCAGAAATTAATTGGTTTCAGAGGTCCAGAATAGATTACGTCATAAATCAGACCCAGTACCAAAATATAGATTTGTTACAAAATTTTACGTCAGCTATTTTTGAATTAAAATTCCTAAATCCGGTCCGAGAACTTTTTTTCATTCTTCAACCAATTGGCAACGAAACATTCGACTATTCGAATAATGGTCTTAAAAGTCTGGGGCTAAGTTTCAATGGTGAAGATATCCTGAGTTCT